AAAGAAATATTGCTTTAAAACAATTACGTTCACAATATCCTTTTTACTTTAAAGAATTAAGTGACAACGCTATCTTAACAGGGAATGTTGTTGAAGCTGAAAAAAAATTAATGACAGCTTTAGAAAAACGAAAAGATGTAGAGAGAAAAACAGAGTTTAATGTAACAAATAAACAAAAATTACTTGATTTAGAAAAGGAATTAGACATATTAAAATTACAAGAAGTTCAAAAACAAAAAGCATTAAAAACATCTGCACAGTCTGGGTTAAGCGCACAAGGATTAGCTACTATATCAAATGAGTTAAATAAAATACAAGAACGTAAATTAGAAATAGAAAAGGATTCAAATAAAATAAATAAACAAATAATTGAAAACGACACAGCTATTTTCCAACTTAAAAAAGAAACAATTGGATTAGAATATCAGGAAGAAAAGTTAAACGATAAAAAATTAAAAACACAAAAAGATTTAAACTTTGAATTAGAAGATTATTTAGCTTCAAGATACGCTTTAACAAAAGCTACTTTAGAACAAGAAATATCAATGTACTCTGCGTTATATGAAGACGAAAAACAAACTTTAGGCAATCGTTTATTTGCGTTTGATTCTATGACTAAAAAGAAAATAGAATTAGCAGAATTAAGCCTTGAAGAAGAAAAGCGTTTAAATAAATTAGCTTTAGAAAATAATATTGCTACTTTAACGCAAGAATATAACGAATATATTAAAACAGAAGGTGTTACTTCAGGTCAAAAAGTTAGAGCAAAACAAGAATTAAACAATGCATTACAATCTTTTGCTAAAAAAAATGCTTTAGATTTAGAATTAATAGAGTTAAAACATTCTGAAACAATTTTTGATATTACAAAAGGAATGTTTGAGAATATTTTAAAAATAAGAGAACATTATGCTAAATTAGGCGCTTTAAAAGACATTCAAGAAGAAGAGTTGCGAGGATATCAAGAATACGCTTTAAGATTAAATAATATTACAAAAGCGACTACTTTAAAACGGCTTAATGAAATTGATAAAATAGAAAAAGATGTTATTAGAAAAGCGCAGGTTAATAGATTGCAGTTAGAAATTGATGGAATAGCCGAAAAATTACAAAAAACAAAATCAGGTAGTGAAGAAGAGTTAAAGTTAAAAACTGAATTATATGAAAAAACAAAGCAGTTAACACAACTTGAAATTAATGATTTAAAGGAGAAAGAAAAAGCGCAAAGAGATTATCTTAAATTGTTAGATGACACCTATACTGGTTTCATAGATAAATTTAGTTCTCAATCAGGTTTTAGCGGACTTATTGACATAATGTCTGGTGGATTAGAAAAATTTAAAGGAGATGCTGTTTCTACTGCTTTAGTTGTTTCAGAAGCATTCCAACAAGCGTTTAATACAATAGCAAGTTATTCAGATGCTAACTTTCAAAGAATGTACACTAATTTAGAACAGCAAAGAGATGTCGCTATATTATTTGCTGGAGAAAGTACAACAGCTAAAGAGGAAATTGAAAGACAATACGAAGAAAGACGCAGAAGAATACAAAGACAGCAAGCGGAAAGTCAAAAACGTTTAGCGATGTTTAATATTGTAACAGATACAGCACAAGCGATATTAGCTACTTATGCAAGATTAGGGTTTACTCCAACTGGTATAGCAGCGGCTATAGCAATGGGAGGTGTTGGACTATTACAATTAGGATTAGTAGCAAGTCAACCAATACCAGCTTTTGAAAAAGGAGGTATTCACGATGGTGGGTTAATGTTAGTAAATGATGGCAAAGGAAGTAATTATGCTGAAAAGGTTGTAACTCCTGATGGTAAAATAATTGAACCTAAAGGTAGAAATGTAGTAATGAATGCCCCGAAAGGAACACAAATTTTCACTCACGACCAATGGCAAGACCAGATGAATAATATTTTATTAGGAAATGGAATACAAGGAATTAACCAAAGAGAAAGTACCAATGACATAATTGTAAATGTTGAAACAAAAGACAGTTATCTTTTTAATATTGACGAAGGCGGAATAAATAAAACAATTATGCGAGGAACAGTACAAACGCAAATATTAAATAGCAGATTAAGAATTAAATCAAAAAACGTATAATGGACGGAATTAATTTTAAATTTTACCTTAACTTCAAAAGTGATTCAATAGGTCGGTTAGAAATAACAGAGCCTATTGGATTCGACGGAGCTACTTTCACAATTGAGCAAGACAGTAAACGATACGGGCGTGATGTTGCGTATGGCAGCGAAGAAGTTTCTATGTCTTTTTTTAGTGGGATTTATGATAATGGATTAACGCACCAATTAGAAAACTTATTACGTTATTATTCAGATTATGGATTTGAAAGCGAAGTTGAATTTATAGTAAATAAAAACGGAATTGATTTTGTAGTAGGTTTGTTAGACTTTAAATTGGCAGAAACAGACCAAATAACGTATTTTAAAACTAAAGTAATACAAAATACAAATCAGGCAATTGTTAAGCGTAGAGAAGATGTAAATATTGATGTATTTAGCAACAAAGATTTAGACGACAATCCAATTACACCAGTTTCAAAAACAAAGATATTATTAAATGCAAAACCAGTTGTACAAATTAGTGAATGGAAATCAAATACAAATATCGCTTTAGGGTTTTCAACAACAAATAATAGGAATGAATCACTTGATATACCAAGTACAGATACATTCGGAGCGAATAACTCAAACGTTACTATAAAATCAGGTATAGAGAATACTTTATCATTTATAGACAACAGATGGTTTTTAAACAGTTTTGGATTCCCAAGTGATGGGATTAATTTTACATATCTGGAAGCACAAGAAGATTTAACAAATGTTACTATAAAAATAAGAGAATTAATAGCTTTTACAAGTCAAAACAAAAGCGATTTCTTTGCAAACATTGTAACAAGTGGCAGTGGTTATGTGAAATTTGTTGTGAAATATGGTTATGATAATGGTATAGGAGATGATTTAACAACTATTGAATTATATGAAAAAACATTTGGTTTTGTTGACGACACGCCAGTTGAATATTTGCCAGATTCTTATGATGTAAATATACCACTTATTCAAAGAGGTATGAGATTATGGATATATTTAGAACCTTTTTCAGAAGCAGATTTTAACCAATATCAAAGTAGCAGTTTAGCAAATTACAGCGTTTATGCTACTATGGAAAACATGAATATAGAAATAACTGCTACTTCAACAGCAATTGATTCAGTTAGTGACGGAGTTAGAGATATAGACTATAAAAAACAATGTTTTAAATCAGCAACAGGATTAAACGTTATTGCTCCTAAATATGATGTTGGCGGTCAGTTTTATGATAACTTTGTGTTTAATGGTAAATTAATACGCCAATTCACAGACCAAGCATTTTACGGAACTATCAAAGAAAACGTATCACAATTAGTTGAGCTAAACAGCGACTACCAAATAAACAAAGACGCCGTTTATATTGGTCAATATAACGACTATTATACTAATAAAGAAATAGGTGCATTTTTAACTGCTCCAGAGCAAAGTTTTAAAAGTTCGTTTAATGATAGATATTCTATTAACAGATTTGAATATAAATATAAATCATTTGAGCAAGATAGTGAAGAAAGCAATACGATTGACGCAATACACACATCGACACAATGGTTGTTACCAAATAAACAAGTAGAGAATAACCTAAAAATTGAAGTTGATTTTGTACGTGATGCTTTTGAAATTGAAAGCTTAAGAAGACAAGGTATTAATACAAAAGAAACTACTTCTTTAAGTAATGACGATAAAGTTTATATTATTGATTGCATACAATTAGCACCAAACACAAGAAAAAGTTTTACAGCAGTTTTACAATATCAATATTCAGACGATGACAATACTTTTAAATTACTTTCAAATGGCAGATTTAATTGGACTTTATTAGGTTTTAATGTGGGTAATATAATAAAAGTAAATGGTATTGATTATGTTGTGCAAGCGTATGAAGGAAGTGTTATTACTTTAAAATACACAGGAACAAGCAACGATAACGGAACAGAAGTTTTTACAATAGATTATCCGCTTACAAATGTGCTATGGCAAAACAGAACAAATCAGGAATTTGATTTAATTGAAAATATAGCAACAGGAAATAATTTTAGTAACTTACAATACTCAATAGGTCGTAATTTAGAACATTGGTATTCTTATTTAAAAACAGCTTGTAAATATCATTTATTAGGTAAAATTAAAAATACTTACTTTAAATCAAACGGAGAAGCAACTACGCAGTTTAGAGGCGGTAGAATTATCAAAGAAAATGCTGATATATTAGTATCTTATTTGGGTAATGCAATATTATCTCCTTACATTTACACTACTAAATTAGTGGCTGATTATAACGATGTATTAAGTATTCTTGAATTAATGGAAACTATAAATTCAGACAATTCTATAGGCGGATTTATTAGAGTAATGGATAATGAGTTTAGAATGGCTAAAATATATCCTACTAAGCTAAATTATAAGTGGTCAACTGCTGAATTAGATATCACAGGAGAAGTAAAACAAGAAAGCGAATATTTAGAAATTACTTCTACTTCAAGCGGTTTAATTATTATTGATGAGGTTGGTTATTATACTGATATTATAAAACCTTTATCATTAAGAACAGAAGGAGATTATATACAAATACTTGATTCAAGAGGAATTGCATTAAATAATTTAATTAAATTCGATAAAGTTAGAGTTAATTCAGAAATTTTTAGTAATATTGTAGAACTTTCAAACGAACTATTAACGTTGTGATAACGTAGATATTATGGACTATTCTTTTATAAGATTTAGCGAAACATTAGCAGAGGCGAACCAATTAAAGGATTCGCCTTTAGCTAATATTCGTTATCAAGAGGTTATACAACTACTACCAACCGAACACTATTTACAAAAAACAAATACAGAAAATGGTATTTCTTTTGATGGAGATTTACAGGTTTTAGTTGTAGATTGTAACGATAAAACTTTAGCAGATATTACGGATAAAGTAGCTGTTTATGAATTTGTGGATAGAAACGGAATAAATCAATTTGATATTGAGTTTTACAAATTAAATGTAGACTTTTATAAAAGACTGGTTCACATAAAATTAGTAAATACTTATTCCGATGCGGTTTGGTATTCAAATTCATTATATATAACAGAATACGAAAGCTATAAAACGAGCCGTTACGATTATTTTAATCACAATGTAGTATTCGGCATTCCTTATGATAAAACTTCAAACTATCAATCTATTAGGCTTCAATTATGGTTTAATAATTTAGAAGATAAAACAGAAGTAAGCGACTATTACCAAATTAGTAACGGAAATACAATAAGCACAAGACCGTTATACAAACAATCTGAAATATATGCTTGTGAAATGATGTCAAACTTTGCATTTGAAAGAATTAATGCAATGCTTTTGAGTGATATTATTTATATTGATGGTGTAAGAATGACAAATAAAACCACTTTAAAAAGCGGTCAAATAACACAAGCAAGTAATATATTTAAAACTGAATTTAGTTGTTTTAAAGATTACAATCAAAAATACTTACCTTATCCGTTTATTTATGAGCCTTTAAATTTAGTTAGTAGAAGTCCAGAAGGCATATATACTTTAACAAGTTTACCAACTACTATAAGCGGAAACTTTAACAGAAATGTAACATTAGGTAGCGGAACTATAAAAATATATCAAGGTACAACACTAATTGAAACATTTACAACTGCAACAATTGCAGACAATATTTTTGATGTAGATATAACTGGTTTAATAACAACAAATGGAACTTACTATGTTATTATCTCTGATGGTTTGTTTTATAACGGATTAGATGTTTATAGCGGTACAAATTGGAGTTTTGAGGTTACTGATGGTGAATTTGATGGAACAGAGTTTGATAATACAGAATTTTTAACAAATTAAGATATGATAAAAAGTGATTTAATAACAGCGGTGAATACTCAACTTACTGCAATTATAACACAAGCAAAGGTTCGTTTAGCATCTTTGCAGATTATAAATGAACTATATCCAACAACACAAAACGAAACACAAGCCACAGCTGTTATTACAACAGCAGATGCTAATTTTGAATATGATTTAAACTTTACGAAAATAGGGCGTTCAGTTAATGTAACTGGTTCTATTTCTAATGTTTCTGGCAGTATACTTGGTTTTGGCTCTAATGTTTTTGAATTTAATGCAACTGAATTTTTACCAAACACTACTATAAATCAATTATTTGAAGTTAGCGGAGTTAAATTTACAATAACACCATCTAACGAATTGCAAGCAATTACAAGTATAGGAAGTGGTCAAGTAATATATATAAATATAAAATACTCAACACTAAATTAATATGGCAGATTTAATACTAATAGAAAATGTATCAAATAGATATTCAGAAAACTTATTTAGTTCTGATTCTTTGATTTCTGATGCAACAATAATAACATATAATAAAAACAGCGTTTCTGGCGGATATGTGCTTTCAGAAAAAGACTCTTTTACTGGATATTCAAAAGCATTAAAAGCCTCTGTTTATCAGGATGTAACTTTGGGTTTTGGAGTTGATTTTGATTTTAGGGATGCTTTAAAACATACAGCAGAAATAGATGGTAATTATATTTTTCAAACTAACTTTAAGATAACTACTGAAAATTCAAGTCCAAGCACTTTAGTAGATATTAATGTAAAAATGTATGTAAATACAATACTAACAGAAACATTTACTAAAACTATTGATTTAAACTCTTTAGAACTAGAAAAGTACTATACTTTATCTCAAAGTTTCAATCTAATAGAAGGTGATTTAGTAGATTTTTCTTTTGAACTTATAAGACCGAGTATAGGTATTCCGAATCCTAATTTTACTATTTGTTTTGATGGGTTTAAATTAGAAAACAATACTTATAATATTGGAGCTGTTGGTATTCCAAGTTTTTATAGTTTGCCTAAATCAAATAACACCGGATATCAAAGTAAAGTGGATGTTGTAAACACTCAAAATTTAACAGCTTTAACTGATAACTTAATTTCTTTTACTGGTGTTGATTCAGAAAATGGCGGATTGGTATTAATGGATAGCTTAGGCAAGATAACGCCTTTAAGATTAGGCGATACTTTAAGCCTTGATTTTGTGTTTTCTTTTACTACTCCAGTTGGTAGTGATGATTTTTTAAGCGTAAAATTTAAAGTAAATAGTGTTATTTATAGAGCGCAATCATTTAGTATATTAGAACCTACAGGAGAAACAAATTACGCAAGTGTTTCTTTTAATTTACCAGTTGAGGCTGATTTTTTAACCTATGGTGGTGAGTTTTATGTAAACCCTAATGTAGATATAACAATATCAAATAGATACTTACAATGCACAAGAACACATAAAGGTATATAATTATGATTAAGCTACAAATAAGAAGAAAGACAGCTAAAGTTTGGCAACACTTTATAACAGATGGAGAAAACTTTATTTTATCTAAATGTTATTGCAAAACTAATGGAGATAAATTTAGAGTTGTTGAAGATGGAGGAACTCCAAAGAATGAATATAACTTTGATGAAATTGAAGTTTATGACGACTTAAATAGCGGTGGAGCAGAAACGTTTACAAGCTCTTTATTGTTAATGGAGCGTTTGTCTGTACTTGGATATGTGGGTTTTAATAAAGATGGAGATGTTGTAATAGCTGATTTAATCAGTACAGACCCATCTAACGCTGTAGAAGAAGGTACTGATGGTAAATTGTTTGTGTCTGCATCGAGTGGTGGTGGTATTGAGTCTGTTACTGGAACAATGGTTGATGATACAGACCCGTTAAACCCTATAATTGAAAGTGATTCTACAAAACAAGACAATTTAAACGCTATTAATTTAGGGCAAATAATTTACGATGAATTAGCTATTAAATCAACACCAAGTGCTGACGATGAAATTGTAATGTATGATTCATTAACTAGCGAAGCTGTAACTGCTAAATTTAGTTCTTTTTATACTCCATCAGTAGATTTATCATTATTCCCTAATGTTTATGATTACAGACAAACATCGTCAGGTTTTCAAACTTTAGGAGCTTATTCTGCTTTAACTATTAACGGAACACAATCAAACGTAACTGCAAATACTGATAGTTCAATAAGATTGAGAAAAGTTTTGTCCGCTGCAACAGCTGGAAGTACAGCAAATGTATCTCAATCGTCTCACGCTTTTATAGCTTCAAATCAAGGGTTTTATTTTGATTTTAGAGTTGATGAATTAGATAGCGGAACTGTTTCAGATAGTCGTTGTTCTTACGGGTTAGGTGGAACTTCATCGATTGGAAATATTGAACCGAGTGCATATACGTTAGGATTGTTAGGATTGGGACACGAAAGCACTGATGCTAATTTTCAGATATTATACAAAGGTGCTGGTGCTGGTAGTTTATCAAAAATAGATTTAGGAGCTGATTTTCCTAAAAATACAAATCAAAGTTTCCATGTGATTTTCTATAGATTGCCAGGCACAACAACTGTGCATTATTACGTTAAAAATTTAACAACTGGAGATTTTACAAGTGGAACTTTTTCTTTTGCTGGTACAGTTCCAACATTAACGCCTAATTTTTACAGAAGCAACAACGCAACAGCTGTAGCTGTAGGATTTGGATTAAACAGAATACCAACTTTAGTAAGTGATGAAAATGTATAAAATAAGTTTGTTAACAGGAAAATTATACTTGAATGATATTCAGATTATTCAAGACGATACAAATTCAATATTCCAACAATATTTAACTGATAAGTCAAACGGAGTTGAAGTTATTTCGGTTGAAAGTATGCCGAGTGAGTTGGCTGAAATACAAGCAAAAAAAGTTTTAGAAAATGAAACTATGCTTTATAAAAAAAGACAATGCGATGGAGTTAATGCATACGCAGAAATAAGCGCAGAATTTCGTTTAGCTAAACTAACAGGGGTTTTAACAGAAGAACAGCACGGAGCAATTGAGGCTGTTTTAATTCCAGTTAGAAATGAGGTTTTAGCAGGGCAATGGATTTCTGCAAGGCAAAAACTTGAAGAAATAGGTGTTGTTATAGGTTCAGATTTATACAACAGACTGCACACTCAAATTAGTAACTATATAAATGAAAATTATAGCGATGTTTTGGAGCAAAAACAATACATTCCGAAAGAGATCGGAGGAAATAGATAGTTTATTCAAAAATATGCAAGAGCTTCTAACTATAAAAAACAGGAGTTTAGAGGATATTTGGTTGTATAAAAAAGCATTTTTATATTTTAGAAGCAATCCATATAAATTTGATGGAGCAACTATTGTAAAAGACTTGAATGATTTACCTAATTTAGATTTGGATGCAATGGTTCACGATTGGCAATATTTAACTGGGGCTAATAAGTCGTTTGTAAAAAAGTATAAAGCTGATTTATACTATATAAGAAATATGGAAAAAAATGGAAAAGGGATCCGTATAGTACGTTTTTTATTATTAACTTTGATTGGAATAATTTTTGTTCCTTATTGTAAAATTTTTAAATAAATAATTATGGCATCAGTTCCTAAGTGTAGCCTTTGTAGAGTTACCGAAAAAGTAGAAAAAGTTTTTGAAAATAAGAAATATAACTTTCTTGTTTATTCAGTATTTTTCGTTTTAGTTTTAGAACTATTTAGTTTTATTGTAAATTTATTTCACGTTCCAAATAAACAAGGTTATGACTTTTATAGCGACTTTGTTTATATTTTATTAACTCAAATGATATGTTTATTATTTGCAAGTTCTTTATTTCTTTGGCGTGAAAGATTACGTTTCTGTTTACGTAAAGCTACTGCAGTAATGTTTTTATCCGCTTACTATTTATTTAATATGTTAGCCGTTATATTTTGTTTTTCGGCAAGTTTTTATTTTCAGTGGATTAGTGGTGGTTTAATATCGTTAGCACTTTTACTTTTTATTCAATCAATATACGCTAAAAAATGAGCATATCGTTAAGAAGAAAAATAGGTTTTTGGTTCTTGTTTATAATTGGAGTAAGTACTATTTCTTTTCAAACCTATAAATATTTTACTAATCAATTATTTGATAGTCAAATGGAATTAGTAGTTTTTATTATCGGATTAGCACTAACGATAATGCCACAATACATATTAAGGCTTTTTGAAAAAATAATTATTAAAAAGGAAAACAGATAAATAACACATTAGTATATCTACCCCATACTATGAAAAATACAACAGAAATTAAAATGGCAAATGAACATCATTCAAACCCTATCATTAGTATTATGTCAGGTACTATATTTGGTTTATACAGCTACTTACAGGCTGGCGGTTTTGTTATCCAAGACTTTTTAGAATTTATTAAAATAGTTATATTCGGATTCATAGGTGGTATGGTAGGTTACTTGGGTAAAATTGTAGCCGAAAGGTGGCACAAGTATTTAAAAGAAAAGTCTAAAGATATTTGTAAATAATGCTTTCAAAACTATACGAAAATTATAAGAATATGGACAAAATAACACTTGAAAGAATAGAGAAAGCGCACCCAAAAATTAGGGAGCAATTAAAAGCGCAATATATTGAAGCTAATAACTTACTTGGTAAAGGCGCAAGATTACGTTTTGCCCACGTTTTAAGAACAAATGAAGAGCAAGACAAACTATATAACCAAAGACCAAAAGTTACTAACGCTAAGGGTGGTCAATCGATACATAACTACGGGCTTGCTTTTGATGTTGTAATGTTGTATGATAATGACGGAGATGGCAAATTTGAAGAAGCAAGTTATTCACAAATAAGAGACTTTGATAAAGATTCAATTGCTGACTGGGAAGAAGTTACAAAGTATTTTGTTTCTAAAGGATGGGAATGTGGGAAATATTGGAAAAAATTTATTGACCCTCCACACTTTGAAATGAATTTCGGTTTTGATTGGAAAACATTAAAAGCACGAGTTGATAAAGGAATAACTATTACTGATAATGGTATAGTTTACCCGAAGATATAACATTCCACAATTACGTAATAATCTAAAATATTACGCTTTTAGGTAATAAAAAACCGCTATCGTATTGGTAGCGGTTTTTGTTTGTTAATTATAAACTGCTTTTTAACTCTTTGGTAATATTAATAAAGTTTTTTTTATTAAATCCTTGTGTAAAAAAAGCAAACGCAATTAAAATAATTAAAATAATATAAGTAAAAGGATTTAATTTAACTAATTTAACATTATAATTATAATCATTGTTATCGTTCCAACTTTTATAATCAATAATTTCTAATTTTAAAACTTTTATTTTGTGTAAAATTCTTAAAAAAAAAGATTGTTCGTTTAATATAAATTTTCTGTATTGGTTTTCTGTAAATTTCATTTTTTAATATTTTTATAAGATTCATCAAATAAATCAGGCATAACATTAAAAAACATATAAATTGCTGATATTATTAAAATGATTGGCAATAAAATTATTTTAACAATTTTTATTAAATTTTTTTTCATAATTTACTATATTTAATTTTTTAGTCTAAAATACAACTATTATTTTAAATACACAAAAAAAGCGGTAACAAAAAATGCTACCGCCAAAACTTAACCAAAAAAACTTAAATTATGAGATTGTAAAGTTAGTGAATTTTTTTCTAAATTAATAAGTTAAATTAGAAAATGTTTTGCCATCATTATTTACGATGTAGTTTTGTTCGTCTTTAAACAATGCATAAGTTTCTTTTGCATTTTCTGAAATAACAAAAGCATAGCAATTACCAGTTTCATTATCTTTTACGATTTCTAATTGAAAAAAGTCAACATACATTTTTAAAAAAGCATCTTCGTTTTTTTCTTTTCTAAAAACTGAATAGCTTTCTCCTAAGTTCTGATTGAACTCCAGCTTTTTACTTGTAATCTTTCTTAATGTGTACATAAATTTATATATTTAAAATTTGCCTACTCTATTAGCTTTTAGGCTTCCTCTATATTTTTATCTCTAATTCTTTACCAGTTAATGCGAAATATAAATTTTGAAGTTCGTGTAAATAATAAATTTGTTTAGCATATCCACTAATCATAAAAAAGAAATTACCGCTTAATAAATGGTTACTAACAGAAAACTGATAACCAAATTCTTTAAATTTAAAATTACACTTTAAAAGCAATTCTTCGGTTAGTGGGATTCCAAAATAATGCTCAGGATTATCAAATATTGGTTTAAAATCATCAATCATAACTTCAAATGGAACAGAAGAAGATTTTGATGTAATCCAATTTCTATATCTTAATTCGTTAATTTCTATCATAAACTCGGTTTTAAATTTTTACTTATCCACCACAAAACAACAAACACAATAACCATAAATACAAGTCCAATAATTCCTGCTATTCCTAAAAATAACATTGTGTTGTCTTTTTCTTTGTGCACTTTGTTAGTTTCTTCAAGTTGCTTTAAACGTTCTTCTGTTTTTTCTAACTTTGATAAAAGCGTTTCAACTATCTTTTCCCATTGCTCATTGACATTTGTATTACTTGTTTCTTTTTTAGATTCAACAATAACGCCTTTATATTCTTTACCATCTACAAAAAATGGCGTATTAGCGTCAAAAGGTTTGTAAATAAAACTATCAGCCTTGTAATCAATTATAGTTGATTTAGAGCCTTTCTCTGTTGTTTTAGAAGTGCTATCTGTTTTTGTTTCAGTTTGTGAATCTTTATTACTTTCACTTGTGGTACTTTCTTTTTCTTTTTTTAAAGAACCGCAACTAAATAAAGTTAGTGCGGTTAGTAGTATTAGTGTTTTTTTCATTGTTTTAAACTTTCTTCAAATATACGAAATGATTCTTTCAAATCGTTAATAGTTGCTTTTTTTCGTTTGTCTACTTTTATTTCTGGTCTGTTTTTATTTATAGAATCTCTTATAAATTTTGAAACGTTTACTTTATTTGTTCGCAATTGCTTAAAAAACTCTTTCATTTCTTTATCACAAGTGAATGTTTGTATTTCGTTGTAAATTTCCATAGTTTATAAGTGTTTAGGAAATAAAATAATATTTTTTGTTGTGTTATTCTGTAGTTAACCGCTATTTAAACTCAACTTTGTGGATAATGAAATCTTTATACGAAATTGGGAATTTTAAACGGCAAAGTGTGTGATAAGGAAAATTAAACTCCTCGCATAATTTTTTAAGATTACCTCGTGTTATTGGTTCTTCTGTATAGTTTAACAAAACTATTATTGATTGTCTTTGCATTACTTAAATTTATAAACATAAATTGTATCTATTTTTTTACCATCTGTTTCTAATTTAATTTCAGGCTGAACAATAATTTTACTTTCATAAATTTGCTCTCCTGATTTATCGTAAAAAATATAAATACTAAAACCAATAAAAGAAACAACACCAAGTATTGCAATAATAAATAAACCTGCTAAAATCTGACCTAATGAATCCATAATTAATAATTTTATAATAAGTGAGCGTTTGAGTTATCAAATAAATGTGATGCTGTTTTTACTTTTGTTTCTGTAAAATTTGAAACATCAAAAATTGTTTCTATACTTCTGTTTAATCTTCGATTTTCTTCAAAATTTTCTACTTCTAAATGTGAAATATCAATTATATATATTTCACCTTTTTTATGAACGCAATAATCAAAATCCCATCTTAATTTTCGCATTAAAGTAAAACAGCTTTCATAATGAGAAACACCTATATACATTCTATTGTCATTTCTTGAAATTATAGCTTTAATTCCAAAGTTTTCTGATATTTCTAATTCTAATTGCTCGTTATTTAATTTAAGAGCTTTTTGATAATTTCTTATAATTTCAGACATGTTTTTAAAAGTTTAAAAGTTTTTCTTCTGCATAAAAATCTTGTTTATCTGAACCTTGCATGTATAAATAAATATCATCAGTTTTTACAGAAGCGATATGTTCTCCTTTTTCGTAAATCCCACAAGTCCCTTTAGCAAGAATGTTGTAAATTTTTGATTTTTTTTCTGATTTAAAAATTACTGTTATCATTTTGTTTTGTTTTAGTTGTTACTTCTTTTACAAATATACGACTAATTTTGATACTACAAAATAAAAATACTATTATTTTTAAAATATTTGTAAAAAATATAATAAACAGCGGTTAACAAGTGTTTTGCTCAATTGTGCCGAAAGTAGTTTGCGGTTAGGCACAACTGAAGCAAAGCACTCGGACGTTATAGGCAATAGGGCAGACGTTCTTCGTTTCAACATTTCGTTTTAAAAAATTAAAATAAAAAAAGCCCACGCTCTTCTTTTTTTGCAAAACCGTTTGGTTTAAATTCAGTTCCATTTATTCTGTTTTGTGCTATATTAAAATATTGTTCATTCATTTCAATTCCTATAAAATCCCTATTTGTGTTTTTACAAGCAACACCAGTGCTTCCGCTTCCCATTGTCAAATCCACCACTAAATCATTTTCATTGCTAAACGTCTTTATCAAATCTTCAAGCAATAAAATAGGTTTTTGAGTTGGGTGGTAGCCGTTGTAATCCTTTTTGTATTTCAGTATGTTGCTTTTGTATTTGTTGCCTTCCCAAAGGTTAAATGTGCTTGGATATTGGTCATTCATTTGTTTTAATAGTTCGGTTCGGTATTCCGTATCTATTTGTTTTAATTTTGCAAAGGGTTTAAATCCTTGTATTTTATCAATTTCAAATACTTCAATCAATTCTAAGTATGTTTTTTCTGTACACAATCCGTATTGAGTGCTATCAATGTAAAATGTATGTTCGGCTCTCCTGTGTCCTAATTTATTGTTTATCTGCTTTAAATTAAGTCCTATAAAATCCATTATAACTTTAAAATATGGTCTTAGTGGGTGCATTCCTTCAAAGTCGTGTTTTTGGTGGTTTTTGCTAAATAACAAAATATCTTCATAAAAACTAACCATTGCTTTATTTACTCCAAGCCCGTTTGCAAAATCATTTTTCTCCCAAACTGCACGATAAGAAAATGGAACATTCGGTATTGCTTCTGTAATCATTCGGCTTGTGTATGGCTCTTGTGAAAACAATATCATTTTCCCATTCTTTCTCAATATTCGGTTTGCTATCTCATAAATGCTTTTTGGTTCAATAGCTTTATCCCAAGTTTCAGCAGTATTTAAAACCTTATAATTTCCTGCACTCTCTTTCATTTTTACTACTCCATAAGGCAAATCAGTCAATATTAAATCAACTGTTCCACTTTCAATTTTATCGCTTTCAATTAAGCAATCTCCTTTATACAATATATTTTTCCCCACGCTTTTTTTTATTTTAATTTTTTCTTTAGTGCTTCGATTAAACATTCTGCTTAAAATCCCTACTGCCTATAACAGCGGTTTTGTGCTATTTGCACCATTAACATTTGTGGTAACTTGAAGCATTGTGCAAGTGGCAAACAGACACAAAGCCGCAAAACTTTAAATCTCCTCAAAAACTTTAACTTCTATTTGTCGTATTTCTTCATCGGCTAACAACTGCAAATCAATAGCTTTTTCGAATCGTTCTTTGTGTTCAGTAGGTATAGTCCCATTCTCTGTAAAATAACCCTGTAAAGAACTTCTTTTTATACACATCTTAGCTCCTAATTTTTCAAGAAACTTCATTCTGTTCGATATTTTTTTATACTTTTCTTTCATTGTTTAATTTCAATTTTTATAATTTATTTTTAATTTCTTCTTTTGTCATTTGTTTTGGTTGGATAATTTCAGCCCAGATGCCGTTGTTGAACAATTCAGTTGTTGGTTTTCTACCATTCCACCCGTATAATATTCCTTTGTACATTCCGCCGAAATGATATTTGTATTTTTCAAAAGGCTTGTTGTTTTTCTCAAACGCTTTTACCAAAGCGGTTTCTACTTCTTCTTTGGTGGCTGTAATTAAATCCTCTTTCATCCAAAAAACTTTATCTCCTTTTTTTAAATGTGACCATTCGCCATGCCCATCTATTCCATATCCAAAACAAAATAAATAACTTCCTTGTTTCTCTAATTCAGTAACGTATACCAATAGTTTCTTATGTTTTGTCGATTTATACCACTTACCAACCTCTAATTTAGTTTCAAACACTTCAGGAAATAATTCTCTAACTGTTGTTTCTTGTTTGTCTAATGCGACGATTTGTTTCTTTGTGATTTTCATAATTTAATTGTTTTTATTTTTTAGTCATAACTAATTTTCAATAGCGTAAATCTTATCCTCAAGTTTATCTACTTCTTCCGCCTCTGAAATTCCCCAATATCTTAAAGTGTCATTTGACTTTCGCAATTCTTCAAGTTTTTCTTCAAAATCCCAAAGTATATTTTCAATATCTGAAATAATATCTTTAAGCTCATCAATATCATCTATTTTTTGATAGTTTATAATAAGTTTCATTATTTCATTTTGTCCTTTAATTAGTTTATCTATATCTGGACAAGTATGTTTTATTGGTTCTCTGTAGTGCTTACCCATAATTATTAAAATTTTATAAGGCAAATATACGACTATTTTACAAACTAACAAATTTGTATAGTTATTTATATTTATTCTAAATTACTATATTACATACTTATAAATTTGTATATATGAAAATAACTTGTATCTTTGCTGAAATTAAAACATAGAAATTATGAAAAAACAAAAATACACAGTTACGTTTGTAGAGGGAGAAAACTTAACTATTTATGCTAATAGTCCAATGCAGGCTTTGTTTTTAGCATCAGCTCGTAAAATTGAAAACGGACAACCTTATGGTGTAGATTCTGTATTTGAAGAAGATACAAAACGATTCTTTGTAACTAAAAAAGAAAACTTACAAGGCTTATTAAAACAAGTATAAAAAAATAAAATAAGCTATGAGCAACTACCCACTCGGTGCTGAACACGATTCAAACGCACCATACAACAAAAAAGAATTACAAGGAGAAACTATCGGACTTTTTGAGTATTTAGAAAATTTAGAAATGCCCTACGAAGTTCGTGTTGAATTAAATTATTTTATTATGAATCACCAACTTGCATTAATGATGACAAATGGTAATAACGATAAATTTATACTTACATTAAATAGGCTATTAAATGAACCTCAAATATTTATAGAAGAATGAACGCAACAATAATAACTCCAGAAGATTTAGCTAAAATTAAAAAGCTATTACAACAAGCAGACGATGCGATTATTCAAAATGTTTACGCAAAATTAAAAATAAAAGAAGTACAAAAAATATTAAAATTATAAATTATGGAATTTTTAGGAACAAAAGGGAAATGGAAATCAACAATATTAAAAAATCGTACTTTTGGGATTGCTTTAGAATCAAACATTGACGATGTTGTTTGCGAAGCTCCAAGTCTTATAAATGGTTTAAAAAATTGGGAAGCAAACGCCTTACTAATATCAAAAGCACCTGAAATGATTGAAATGTTGAAAGATATGAAAGATTATTTAGGAAGTGATAAAAGAAAAAAAGTAGAAAAACTAATTAAAGAAGCAACAGAATTATGAAACAGACAGCAGTAGAATGGTTAGCAAGTGAATTAAAAAATCATTGTGACATACATTATAAAAAATAACATTATGAAACTATTAAGAAAAGCAGTAACATTTAGAAGTTGGTTAAACAAGCTTTTAAGAAGACCACAATGGGTAAGATTTGAGACAACGGAAACAGGTATTTTAATTGAAATGCAAAAGTATAAAAACAAAACAATAATTAAAGTTTATTAGTATGAAATAACCCAATAACCAAACACGCAAGGATTAATATTAATTTGTTAGTTAGATTTTATATTACCTTGCAAACCACCTACCGAAGTATAGTAAGTAGGTGTTAATTTTAAAACTTAAATTATGGCAAAACCGCTAAACGAATTACTAAAATTCAGTCCTAAAAAAATAAGAGTAATTGATTTTTATCTTACTCACAAAAATAATAATTGTGTAGAAATTGCGAGTATGATGGGTGTTTCTTATTGGTTCGTAAATTATGCAGTTAACGAATGGTTCGAGAATGATAAAACTATAACCGTAGCATCGAAATTATGAGCAAACTATCTAAACGCAAAACAATAGTAGAAATAGGTAAACGATGTCCTACTAATTATGAAATAATTAAAAACAATCGGGAACAAGCTATACAGGTAGCTATGAAATGCGACCCGAAATTAAAACAACCAATTAAATACGATTTGAAGAGATGAAATCACACAAACTCGCAATGAAAATTTGCAAAATATTTATTGAATCTGACTTGTCAATTTCTGACCAATTAAAAGTGATTGAATCAGTAAAAGAACGCTTAAAATTTTGCAAAGAAACTGGACAAAAAATGTCGCAACTTTCTTTAGACTTAATATAAATAGCAACATTACTTGTTTTGTATTACTAAATTTAGTAACTTTACACAATAATTAAAACTTAAAAATATGAAAAAATTTGAAACATTTAAAAAAGAAATCTTAAAAAGAGCTAAAAACTCTAAAGCTTGTTCAGAACAATATAAAAGAGCTTGTGATTCTGAAAACTTTAGCGAATTATTAAAAGTTATTACTGATAACTTTAATTATAGTTGTGAAAATAAAATAATAGATTGTCAATTACTTGAAACAATAGGTCAGAAATTGTGTAATGAAAATAATCTTTATTTTAATATTTCAACTGATAAAGGTTATTTAATTACGGGTTCGGCAACTGTAGAAGCATCGGATTCGGCAACTGTAAGAGCATCGGATTCGGCAACTGTAAGAGCATCGGGTTCGGCAACTGTAAGAGCATCGGGTTCGGCAACTGTAAGAGCATCGGATTCGGCAACTGTAATAGCATCGGGCTCGGCAACTGTAAGAGCATGGGATTCGGCAACTGTAAGAGCATGGGGTTCGGCAACTGTAAGAGCATGGGGTTCGGCAACTGTAAGAGCATCGGATTCGGCATACATAAACTCCTATAATTCTATTGAACATAAAATATCAGATAAAGTAATTTTAAGATATTGTTACGAAAACAGAATAGTTATTTGTGGTGATTCTAAAATAGAAAAAATATGAAACTACTAAACCAAAAGCAACTACTTGAATGTTTAATTAAATTAGCTGGTTCGCAAAAGAAATTAGCTGATTTAATTGATGTTGATGAATCGAGATTGTCAGAATGGAAAAACGAAAAGCACGCAATTACTTTAAATACTATCTTAAAAATGTGCGAAAAACTAAATATTAACCTTGAAATTAAATTGTAGATTATGGAAAAAAACATTGATTGCATGAAATATCGAAAATCAACACACCTCGCTGGGGTTGATGTGGAAACGATTATTGATGATAAAGGTAGTTGTATATTAACCATCAAAGATGCGTACTACGACAAAGGCGTAGATGTATCAGGAAATAAAACAGATGGTTACTTTTTAGAATTTGTAGAAGGTGTTAAACCTATGGTTGTAAATTCTGTGAATAGAAAAACTATTTCAGATATTGTAAAGAAAACTAAAAACTTAAGCTCTGTTGAAAGTAGAAATATTGGTAATTGGATAGGTTTAAAAATTGAATTAATTTTTGATGCAAATGTTAAAATGATGGGTAAAATTACAGGCGGTATCCGTGTAGCTCCAATTTCTCCAATACCTACTATTTCAGATGTAAACGGGTTATCGATTCTGAACTCTTCTACAACTTTATTAGAATTACAAACTAATTGGACTAAACTATTAAAAGAGGAGCAATCTATTCCTACTATTGTAGCATTAAAAGACAAACTTAAAACTACGCTTAAATAATGATAAATCATAACTACATAGAACAAAATTCAATTGAATGGCACGAAATTAAGTGGGGTAAAATTGGTGGCACATTATCTAAAGGTTTGTTTATAGATTCTGATACTTTATTTTTAGAAATTCTTAGCCAACATATTGAGGAGTTCGAAATATCAGAAAGTTTTGAAAACGAAGCAATGCAAAGAGGTAAAGATTTAGAGCCTTTTGCGTTAGAATTTATTTCAGGATATACAAGCATCAAGTTTTTAAAAACTGGATGGCTCGAATGTGAAGAAAATTCTTTACTTGGTATTTCTCCAGATGGTATTTCTGAATGCGAAAAGTTTGCAACTGAAATTAAATGCCTTTCAAGAAAAGAACATACTAATCTTTTAGTAGAAGATGAATTACCAAAAGACAAACTTTGTCAAATTATACATTATTTTACTGTAAACCCTAAGTTAGAAAAACTTTATTTTATTGCTTTTAGACCTGAAAATATAAAACCTTATATTAAAGAATTTACAAAGGAAAGCGTTATAGATTTAGGCTGGAAAACAAAAGTAGAAGTAAAACAATATGGGGTTAAAGGTCAAGAAATAAAACCAAAAACAGAAAGTGTTTCTAGTGTTAAAACTATTTCGGAATGGTCAAGGATAGCACTCGAAGAAGCTGAAAAATTACAAATAAAAATAACTGAAACAATAAACAAATTAAATTTTTAAACAATGGAAGTAATAGGTAAAATTAAAGTAATCAATCCAGAACAACAAGTATCTGCGAGTTTTAAAAAACGTGAATTAGTAGTAACAACAGACGAACAATATCCTCAACACATTTTGATTGAGTTTGCACAAGATAAAACAGATTTGTTAAACAATTATAATGTTGGAGAACAAGTAAAAGTGTCTATCAATTTAAGAGGAAGAGAATGGGTAAATCCACAAGGAGAAACTAAATATTTTAACTCTATCCAAGGTTGGAGAATTGAAAAGCAAGAAGATAGTAATGCACCTATATTGGCTCCAGTTGTAGAAACTCAGCCAAACATAAGCAACAAACCTGTGGACGATTTACCTTTTTAGTAATAAATTAAACCGAATTATTTTATAGTTCGGTTTTTTTTATTATATTTGTAACTCAATTGGAGTGGTAACCAATTTAAAACTAAAAATATTTAATCCATAATCTGGAGGCGTTTACCACAATAGCCGAAGGATTATGGATTTTTAATTTAATAGTTTATTGGTATCTTAAAACCTTTATATTTTATGAGTAACTTTTTTTTAACATTTACAGACTTTTGGTTTAAAACACAAAAATCAACAATTACAAAAACAGAAATTGACGGAAAACAATTTATTAAAATTTGTTTTTATTCTGATTCTGTTGAAGCTGAAAATTTACATCATGTTTTTAATTTAGACAAAGCTACTGCAATTCGTTTTTCTAAAACACTTCGTACTGAAATAAATAAAATTACAGAAAGCGAAGTGTAGTTATGAAACCATACCCAGACCAACAAAAATCAATTAATGAAATTTTCACAGAGTTTCAAAATAAAGACCGTCTTTTGTTTCAGCTACCAACAGGTGGTGGGAAAACGGCTGTATTTTCTTTTATAGCTAAACGCTTCATAAAAGAATATCAAAAGAAAATTTTAGTATTAGCGCATCGTGAAGAACTAATTAATCAAACGCTAAATACGCTTCGAGATATTGGAGTATCTTGCGAAAGTGTTATTGCTTCAAAGAAATCATTAAAACACAATGCGAATGCTTATGTTGGGATGATTCAAACGCTAAAAAATCGATTAAAAAACAATCCTTTATTTGTTAAAGAAATTGGACTTATTATTATTGATGAAGCACATTTAGATTTACATAAAGAAGTATTCGAGTATTTTCCAACGGCAAAGATTTTAGCGGTTACAGCAACGCCTTCAAGTCTGAAAAAGATTAATTTCACACGTTGCCACCGCTGTAAAAAAGAATACGAAACAATAACCGAGTGTTGTAATTACGAAACTTACGAATATACTCGTAAATTTTCCTATTCTGAAATTTATGACCATATTATTTTAGGTCAATCGATTTCAGAGCTGATACTAAACGACAGATTAGTTAGAGATTTGAATTACCAAATAGGTGGATGCAATCGTTCTGAATTTTCAATAGATAGTAAAACAGGTGACTACGACACAAAGTCAACTGATGCGTATTTTAAGCAACCAAATGTTGTGAAAAATTACGAAGCTATTTGCAAAGGCGAAAAAACTATTGTGTTCAATTCAAGTACTTCAACTAATTTAGCTACATTTGAAAGTTTTATTGATGCTGGTTACGAAAATGTACGAATGTTAGATTCAGTAAATACAAAACAATCGGAACGAAAGCCAATTTTAAAATGGTTTAAAGAAACTCCAGACGCTATTTTATTAAATTGCGGGGTTTTAACCGCTGGATTTGACGAACCTACAATACAGGCTGTTATAATAAATCGTGCTACTTTGTCTCTTTCTTTATGGTTGCAAATGGTAGGGCGTGGAGGTCGTAAATGCGAAACAATTTACAAGCCACACTTCAAGGTTATTGATTTGGGCGGAAACATTGAAACTCACGGCAAATGGTCAGATGAAATAGATTGGGAGGGTGTTTTTTATTCATCAAATGAAAAGCCAAAGCCAAAACGTGAAGCACTCGACCAAACAAAGCAATGTACAAACTGTGGAATGATTTATGTAAAAAACGAAATTGCTTGCCCAAATTGCGACTACGAAGAACCAAAAAAAGAAAAAGCAATTACAGACGAAGTAGCTGTATTGGTAGATGAAATTCCATTACCAAATGGTAAAAAAATAGTAGATTATTGCACCCGAATTGGGAAAGACAAAAATTTTGCGTGGACTATTTTAATTAATCAAATACTAGATTTGTTTATTCGTCACGAAGTTACATTTGGAACATTTCTTCGTACCGAAAAAAACGGAAAATTTGAACAATCAATGCGTAATATTATAAAAGAACCATATTCAAGCATTCAAGGTTCTGAACTTGAAGGTACGAACCTAAGAACAAAGGCTTATATTATCAACAAAATAAAAACTAAACTCGAAAAATACTATGAGAAAAGAACTTGAAGCAAAGCACCAGCAAGATATAATTTTATTTATGAATAAAAATTATTTCAAAACTCACATAATTTTTTCAGTACCTAATGAAATACCATATCCTTTACAACCTAAAATAATGGTTCAGATACTATCTAAGCTACAGCAAAATGGACTTTTAAAAGGTGCATCCGATTTAGTTATACTTTGTCCTGACAAAAGATATATAACCGTAGAAGTAAAAACCTCAACAGGTTCACAAAGTCCTGAGCAAATTATATTTCAGAAACGTGTGGAATTAATAAAAGGCAATTATATTGTAGTGCGTAGTTTAGAAGATTTTATTAACAAAGTAGTACCGATATTATGAAATTAAAAGAAGCCGTAAGTAGATTGGGATTCACAATATCAAAATCTAACAGACCAAACGAAAAAGACATTGAAGCTTTTAACTGCATCGTTGAAATTTTAGAACAAACACAAACTAAAACTATTCAAGATAATTTACTATTTGCTAAATTATACGCTTATAATTTGCAGGAATTTACAAGGCACTACAAATGTGTTGAAATAGCAACTCAAAAACTAAACGAATTGTTATCCGAAAATATAGATTTTAGAATTGAATTTTTAACAGCTCAAATAAAACAATCTGAGTTGTGCAAAGTTATTACAGACGATTTTTTCGCTATACTTTCACCAACTAAAGCACGTGAAAAATTAAAAGAATTTCCAAACCTCGAAAAAGAATTTATTCATATTTGGGATTTTTGGACAACAGAAAATGTAACTTCGCACCTGGAAACAAACGTAAACTTATCAATACAAAAATTTAAAAATCATGTTTGAAAAAATCAAAATAGACAAACCGCAAAAACTTGATTTTTCAAACGTTGAGAAATACAGAATAAGACCAACAGACCAGATACCAAAACCAGAAACCGTATTGCAAGTTGGTGGAAAAATTATATCCACACGAAAAAACATATTTGGAATTACAGGAAAAGCAAAAGTAGGTAAATCTTTTCTAATGGCTTTGATTAACGCTGCTGTACTAAAAAAAGGCGAAATGGGTATGCTGTCTTCTTATCTTCCAAAAGGTAAAGATAAAATTATTTACATAGATACTGAGCAATCAGATTATCATGTTGCTTTAGCTATTCAAAGGGTTAAAAAAATGGTAGAAGATTATAAAATAGACAATCTTTTAATGTATGCATTTGATGCGGTTAATACCGATATGCGTCGGGCGTACACAGAATATTTAATACAAAACACACAAGGCGTTGGGCTTGTTATTATCGATGGAATTGCTGACTTAGTGAAAACTATAAATGATGAAATAGTAGCTACCGAAATGTCGGACACGCTTCGTAAATGGGCAACTATTAACGATGTTGCTATAGGTTACGTATTACATCAAAACCCAAGCGACAGCAGTAAAATGCGTGGACACTTGGGTACTATTTTAATGAATAAGTCAGAAACCGTACTGCAAATATCTTCAAGCAAAGAAGATGATAGTATTAAGATAGTTGAAGCTTTACAAACCCGTAACGCCAAACCTGATAATTTTTCGTTCAGAATTAATGAAGGTATGCCCGAAATTATGGAACAATGCTACGAAGCCACAAAGGCTGGTCGTAAGGCACGAAAAACTTTTACCAATATAGAAAGATACAATATACTATTAGAGTGTTACAAAGGGCTTAAAAAGAGCCAAAATTTAGGGTATAGCGTATTAATCGAAAAGGTTCGTGAGAATTCAACTGATATGGGAGATAATGCAATAAAGGAATTTTTACGATATGCAAAAGAAATGAATTGGATAAATCAAGACGTACCAAAAGGCGGTTATTTCTTACAAGATTTTACTGATGGTTTAATGGTTTAACAATTATTTTAATTAAACCGATGAATTATTAAACCATCAGCAAAAAACAATTATTAAACCATCATAAGACCTTATAAACATTGATATTTTTACCAAAATTATGCTATCGGTTTAAAAATAGAAAATAATTGTTAAACCATTAAAAATTGCATTTCATCGTATTTATTTACATTTAATCGATGGTTTAATGGTTTAAAAATACAAAAAAGGCATGGTTTATGATGGTTTAAAAACCCTATATATAATAGGGTTTTAAACTAAACCATTAAACCATTAAAAAAAATTGTGTATTAATTATTTTTTTGTATATTTGTATCTGTAGAGTCGTCGCTACATTAACAACATTATAAAAATCCACTAATGATAAAGACGACGACCTTTTGATTTGGTGGTTTTTAATTTTATGGAAGTTTGGAAAAAAATTGAAGAATTTGAAGATTATGAAGTTTCAAATTTAGGAAGAGTAAAAAGTACTAAATACAATAAAGAAAAAATACTTAAAAGTTATGATTCTTTAGGATATTTAAAAATTGATTTAAGTGTTAATGGAATTAAAAAGAAAATAAAAGTACATCAATTAGTTGCAATGGCTTTTTTAAACCAGAAACCGTATTGCAAGTTGGTGGAAAAATTATATCCACACGAAAAAACATATTTGGAATTACAGGAAAAGCAAAAGTAGGTAAATCTTTTCTAATGGCT